CATCTACAGATTTAACTACCCACGAAACAAATTCCATTATAACCTTCATCCACCAAATTAGAGCATGGGCTATCCAAATAATTACTTTTAAAAGTAGTCTAACTCTAGCGTATAAGATAGCGAAATAAACATAAACTATAGGTTTTATGAAAAAGTAAATATATTCTAACGCAACCCAAAGCACCTCGAATACTGCACCCAAAGCAGCACCAACATCAATAAGCATCGGCTTTAACCATTTAACCAGCTTCCCAAACCCATCTGAAATACTAGTTAAAATTGATTTGAAACTATTCCAGAAAGTGAAAGCGTCTTTACCTTCAGCAGCACCGGACAAATATGTCCATATTAAGCCAGCATTACCGACAATTGTAGATACAAGCCCCGAGGCATCTTTTGACGCTTTCTCAGCCATCCCATACCACAATGTGCCAGCTGACGACATTTCCTTTGCAAATTCTGCAATAAATTCTTTAGACCCAAGACGACCTGCTTTTTTAGCCTTCGCATAAGCATCTCTTCCATGTTGTCCATATTTATCTAATAATGCAAGATCACCTCTCATAAGTGCTGTTCCTGCCTGTTCCATTGTTTGCTTTGAATAAGATGCCATGTCAGCGACAAGAGTAATTAAGTCACTCTCAACGCCATACATATTCTTCTTAAATGCGTTACCGCCGTAAGCAGTAATAGTCTCCATTCCGGCGATAACCTGTTTAGGGTCAAACCTTGTTTCTGTAGACTTCACTAACGCCTTGTTATAATCTTCGATAGCTCTTTTTGCATCACCTTTGTACATAACCGTCATTTTTGATATTGAATCTTCGGCATCCATACCAGCAGATATTATTTTCCCTATACCTGCAGCAAGAAGAGCAGCACCGGCAGCAGCAAACATAAAAGCCGGATGAAGTGACATTATTTTACTTTTAAGACCGCTAAGCATACCACCCATAGATGGAATCTGGTTCTTACCACCAGCCCCATTCATAAGGTCGCTGATAACACCGCCTTTAGATTTCGGCTTAACGTCTTTATGAAATGACTTTGTTTCTTTTTTAAGATTGCGTAAATCCTTAATCCCTTTATCGGAATCAAACAGGAATTTAACTTTTAATTCTTTAGTCATTTTACCTCCAATCCGAATCTTTTAACTAACATCTCTTTGTCTACCTGAGACTCTTCGTAAACCCTGAATAATTCCATTGCATCCATTGAATCGAAGTCCAGTTTTGACCAATTGTATAGATATCTAAACTCTCTAAATGCTTTTTCATAAAAATTATTCCATTCTTCAAGCTTATCAAGTACATTGTCTTTCCTTTGTGTCTTCCAGTCCCCATAAATATAATCACTGTTACCAAGCGAAGGATAATAACCAATTATTCTGTCTTCAACTTTCCTTCGTCTGGGGACTTCTTCTTTGATAACAGGTATGAGAAAAAATTTGAGTAGTCCAGTGTTCCACCGATATCACAGTTGCAATTTTTACAGGTTACTTGCCTGTCGATTGCATCATATCCGGTCTTTATTTGTGTTTCCATTGCTTCAATGTTAATCTGGTCAACAATATACTTTTCACAGAATGAGTCTTTCGGATTTCTTCTAACAAGTATCTGAAAGTCCCTTGCATTCATCCCGACAATCTCTTTAATCTGAAAATCCCAGTATATGTTGATCATGTGCTGTTCATTGTCCATAGCTTCAGGAATTTTAGTGATTTTAATCATATCGTCAATAGATAATGGCTCTCTTATAACCTCGAAAAATTCACCACCCTGAAAAGCTCCTGACTGCTTGACGCTTATTGGTATTGGTAAGATGGTTTTCATCTCTATTTCTGTTTCTGGGTCATTTATATATATTTCATCAATCATGCCCTGCTCAACAAGGTCATCCCAGCACTCTTCAAGTGTAGTATATCTTTCCATGCCTGGTCGTGAACATTGCTTACAGAAAAACGATTCAGGGAAAATTATCTTGTCTACATTCTTCAGCTTTTTTGTAGTCTCATAGGCAATCTTCCAGCAATCATCATATTTAAGGCTTTTATAATCGAAGTCCTTAAGAATATACTCTTCGCCGCCTTCAGTGTATAGCCTGTCAATCCCTGCTTTCACAAGGTTTAACAATCTGGCAGGACCGGACTTATCCGATCCTCCCAAAGTTGCTAATACACCGCCTTCAATACGCTCTTTGATTTCAAAGTGATTGTACCACTTTCCATCTCTCAAAAATCCTATATAAAGACGTTTATGCATCATTACACCTCACTAATTTCTAAAGGAGATAGATTGAATTTCTGAGTTTCGGTTGAACTATTGTCACCCTTATTTTTCTTCTCTATCCCTATTTCACAGCTTCCAAAAAGGAAGGTATCAACTACAGTACCGGACGCATCCTCACCCGATACGAAGATATCATCTGCTTTACCGTCAAGATCATAATTTTTACAAACATCATAATCTATCTTGTCTCGCTTCTTATTGATTACAAAACCAACTTTATCAGCTTTTCTGATATTGTTTTTAGCTTCATATTCTTTGTTTCCGTCCCGGACAGTGTTTGATCCAGGCTCCCCACCAACGACAAATTCGTCAATCTCTGTAGGATAAAATTCGTGACCGCCAATTTCAATTTTCCATGTTAAAGTTATTGCTCTTGTTGTCATAATATTAACCCCTCACAAAAGTTACTGGAGCAGAAGCAAGGCTTAATATAGGCTCTTCTATAGGAGGTATTCCTATAAATTGCATAAACATTGTTTCTCTTCCTGCGTTTATTTCGGCAAGCGTATTTAAAGAAAAGTCATTTACTATAATAACTACATCTTCAAACTTAGAAAGCGAACCATCTTTGAATTGATGTTGATAAAAGTCACCAGCATCCCATTTTTTCTTCATATAAGCAAAAGCCTGATTGTAATGAGACTTTTGAGCACTTACACCGCTCTTATCCTGCTCAATTGACTCAAGAAAAGTAATAAAACTTTTGCTGTAAAGTAACCACTGCATTATCTGGTTTTGGTATTTATACCCGTCATCAGTTGACAAAGTTCTTCCAGAATTAAGAGTAATACCCTTGCCAAGTGTAAAGGTACAGATATTTATTGAGTATTCTCTTATTAGCCTTCCACCCTTACCATCTTTGTCATTATGGACTAATCCATTAGACAGGTCGAGCTTTCCCGTAGTCTTAACAGGCTTTGTTCCAGCAGAAACTTTAGCAGCACCATTCGCAACATACGAATTGAACCATTCAGCAGCAGCCATACCAACAACCGGAATGCTTATCTTGCTTCCTCTATCAGCATCATTATCAACTTCTTTCCACTTATCAGCAGGAATCATGCCAAACTTAACGGGCCCTCTAAGCAAAGCACCAAGATTTTTAAGTGTTGCTTCAGTCGCACCATTTGAAGATTGACTATAATACATACATTTGTAGGTAGCCCAATCAACCATATTCTCATTATGGGTCGCACTTGACAATTCTGGAGCAAGAAGAATCATAATATTTTCATCGTCAAGATCCGTAACCAGTGTTGCATAATCAGCAGCAACAGCAGGAGTGCCATTCGCACCGCTTGCAAGTGCCGTCCATGTAGAAACAACGGCAGGAATCTGTGTGTCCATTGTTGCAGTTGAATTAGCTGCATTGACTTCAAGAGTAACAACCCACGAACCGCTAGTTTCATCATTCGTCAATAGAGGCATTCCGTAAGAATCAGATTGAATAAAAGGGACATTTTCCCATGATTCAACTTGCTCATAAACACCGTCAAGACTCTTAAGTGCAAGAAATAAGTTCCAATCCATTCTTGAAACTGTAGTTATAGCAGCAGTGAAAGTAGCTGTCAATGCATCAAATGATATTGTTTTTGCAACAGTATCAATAGCTGTAATTTCTGCGTATTCAGTAGCACTGCCATCGGCAATCCTGAAACCATAACCAACTTTAAGCCCTTCAACACTATCCAGATATGCAATCATCGGAGTTGCTGCAGTATTTGCAGTCAGTTTATAAGTGTTGTTGTAACTATGTGTTATCTTATAAGCTAGTTCATTTCCAAATGCTGATTTATCGATAGCACCTTTATATCCAGCCGCAAGATCAAATATTTTAATAGGAGATCCAGCCCCGTCCATTATAGGAATAGTTGCTTGTACTGCATCAGATGCAACAAATTGAGCAACCTTAGTTTCAACCTCAACGCCCGATTCAAGGGATGTATTGAAGTCCCCGTATACATGAGCCGACATATTAGTTGTATCAACCCTTCCGCATTTTTGCCGAAAGTCCTCTTTCGAGTATATTTCTTTTTTTATTGCAGCTAAACCACGCTCGAAAGTGCCAACAATACCAAGCTTTAACACATTAGCATCGGCAATCTGACCCTTTCCTCTGGCTTCACCACGTTTTACATGTCCACCGTACATTATTTACCTCCACTGGAATCTGGTTTTTTAGAACCTTCATCCTCAATAGGTTTATTTTCAATAGGAGTGTCCGCTTTTTTGAGAGCATTCCCTCTTGAACTTCCAAATGTTTCAACCTTAATTTCTAATAGCTTTGTTATTCGTGCAAGCTCTTCAGTATAAACCTTCTTTTCGTTAAGCTTATACTCTTTTCCACTTTCCACGCTAACAGAACTACCATCAATAAAATTGATAACCTGACTTTGAATCCCCCGATTCGTAAAGATTATCATAATACCTCCATCTAATCTATTTCCCCTGAATCAATTTCCAATGTAAAGTCATCAATTGTAACACCTGTTGCAATAGTGACCGCCTCTGGTTGGATTCTATACAAAAATGATGTTCTAGGGTTAACCCCGAGATCAGATCCATCAATAAAAGTAGAATCTTCCAGATATATTTCAACTTTCGCACCATCAAGCAAGAACATAAATCTTTTACCATATAATTTCTGGTATTGCCTGGTAAGATTAAGAACTTTCAGCTTTGAAGTGCAATCGATATAAATCATTATTCCAAGTTCCCCGAGGAACTGCTTATGCTTAACGCCATCCTTCAATTTTTCAATTACATCGTCTTTAGATGTGCCAATATCTGTAATTACTATACCACATACAGGATCCGGCTCAATGTCTGAAAAATCTTCAAGCTCTACGGGACATAAAACCGTTATTGTAGACCCTGAAGCGTAATCGTTTAATAATTTAGCATTTATAGTGCCTGTTTTTTCCTGCCTGTCGAAATCTTGTAGAAATATATCCTGATTATTTACACCGTCATCAATATTAAGCTTTGATGAACTATAAACATATTTTACAGCGTCAAGGACAACTTCCCTGTCATCGGTTTCAGCATCTTCCGTTGTAGTTGTCGCTACATCATAATCAAGGCTTATATGTGCCTGTAGAGCCTTTAAAACGTCAATATCCATATTCGCATAATCTACACTTCTAACACCCGGATAATCAAAGAATAATGTCAAAGAATTAGTTAAATTTGTAATCCGGAAGCTTGTTATAGCCCCGATAGCCTGACAATCTATTAGTACCTGATTCCAATCATTTCTAGTAAGAGACTCATAAGTGTAATCCGTGCCATTTAATGTAATCTTGAATAAATCATCTGAAGTGATTTTCTTCATTGCGTAAATGTGAAAAGAAAACTCCTCAAAAGCCGACAAAGTTATCGAATCAAACGATATATCAACATATTCATTCTGAGATAATAGTCCAAAAACAATTTTCTTACTGCTTCCATCAATTGAAAAGTCAGTATTATCAGTTATTGTGACCTTACCTGAATCAC